GTCAAGCGCCTGGTGACGGCGGCCACCGAGATCAGCTGGCCACGCATTGTCGGCAGGCAGAAAAGCCAGGACGTGGTCAACGCGCGCTGGCTAATCATGCACATGCTGTACCAGCGTGGCTACAGCCTGGCCGAGATCGGTCGTCTGCTGAACCGCGACCCTACTACGGTGATGCACGCTCGGGATGCCTGGGACGAGCATTATTGCGATCCAAAGAACGCCGACTTTGCCAAACTAGCGTCCGCCTGCTGGTATCAATTCTATCGCGAAAGGCTCTGATATGACCTGTGCGAATCATGTCTACGATGCGCATATCGAGTATGTGATGGATGATGAGGGCCGCGATTGGCTCGTGTCTGGGTGCCAATGTGGTGCCCGACAGGCAACTTTAATGGTGTCCGATAGAGACCAGCATGGTGACATAGAGGTGCCAGCGGTAGTAAGGAGTAAATTAATTCCGCCGCCCGATGACGAGCTGTTGCATAAATGTCACAGTGATGCGGAAGAATGTCTTGACAGCTAAAAATGACCGGCCCACTAGTCTAGCTAGGGCTTCATGGCTTGAAGCCCGTGCGCACTATGAGAAGCTGGAAAAGCTCGAAGCCGACGCTAGCAGTCTAGCTACCAAAAATACGATTGATAAAACAGTCCAGCGCTTGGCCAAGCGAACGAACGTAGGCTATCGAGATGCGATGGCCAGCAGGCAAGCGGACGAGGATAGCTGGCTTTTGGTGCGAGTTCTGCGTTACCTCACGCCTAGATTTAGCCGTTCCAACCTGGCTGACTTGTATACCCAATTACAGAACATGGATGAGCATGAGCTATCCAGCTTCGCTCAACGCTACGGCTGGGAACCGTAAGCATTGCCGCCGTCCAACCTGTACGAGCAATTTCCAATCTTGCGCGACTTGGACATGCCGGGTCTTGCCTACCTGTTTATGGAGGCCGCCGAGACCAACAGGGCGATGCCGCCTGCGATCCGCAAACGCAGGTTGACCAGTTGGCCTGAATACAATCACGACTGGTTGTCCTACGCCGACGAGGAGACGCAGATCACGATCCGGCCCAGCGCCGGACAGGTCAGCCGATGGGAACAAGCGATATATATCAGTCGAGAGCTACCCGAGATTGACCGGCGCTTGATCTGGCTGGTGAGCATCTCCGCTGCCTATCGCGAACGCGGTCCTAACTGGAAGCGCTGCGGCAAGTTGTTGCACATGGATGGCCGGACGGTTAAGCGGCGCTACAAGGATGCGCTGCTGCACCTGTACTACCGGGTTTGATTACTCCGTAAACAATTAGGGTATTTAATTGCGGAGGTTTTCGCAGGGAACCGGGCTAAACAAATAGGCTATTTAAACAGGCAGGTTTTGGGCAGAGCAATAATTGTTGCCAATGCCTCCAACTGTGATGTATATGCAACACCATGGCCGGTGCTCCTCCCTTCTGGCCATCCAGCAGGCTGACACTGCTCGGCGGGGCTGGCCGATCGATGTAAGCGATTACCAGTCCCGCCCACAGATCCATGAAGCGACAAACGTGCTAAGCATCGAGGCCAGGATGACACTGACGAGCGCCCTGGCTGACGCCAATGCGGCACGCTGGGAATTGGCCAGGATCTTGCTGCACGACAGAGTGACCGGCGATATCGAAGAGCTGCATACGAAATGCGTAGAAGAAGCGAAGAGGCTTACAAATGGCCGGGACCGGCAATCAAAAGCTAACGCCGAAGCAAGATGATTTCTGCCACAAGTTTCTTGAGCTGAAGAGCGCAAGCGCTGCCTACAGGGCGGCATACGATGCCGAGAATAGCAGACCGGAGACAGTCTATAGGAATGCTACGGCTTTGCTGAACAACAACAAGATTACAACACGCCTTGATGAGCTAAGGGCTAAGGCTGACCAGTACACGGAAATCACGCTTGAGGAGGTCTCCACAGCGCTGAGAACTGCGCTCGATATGGCGCTCGATAGTGGCCAATCATCGGCTGCTACTGCGGCTGCAATGGGGCTAGGGAAGCTGGGCGGGCTGGTCACCGACCGGCAGCGGATCGAAACCGTCGATGAAGGGCAGGCGCACCTCGATGCCCTGCAAGAGATGGTCGAGAAGCGGGCCGATCGCAACGCAAAACTGCGGATTGTTAACGACTAGTTCATAGAGCATGAACATGCTTGCCTTTGTTATCAATGGGTTAGCATGGACGGGTTGCGAACGGGTTGCCAAACAGCCCTGACCAGATAGTGGGCCAGGATAGCCCATCCAGGGCCATAGGAGGGCCATACAGGCGGTTGCCAGCCGATAATGCACTGGCGTGCCCTGTCAGCTGACCGGCAGCTGGTGAGGCTTACAGGTTCCGGCCGGTAGATTAGTCAAGGATTTCAATAACTTGGAGGTGCCGATCTCGATGACCCCCCCTTCGCTCGACGGGCGGGGGCAGCTGTCATTGGTATACCCCCCACCCATGTCTGACATCATATTCTTGACGCCCCCGGAAAATATCCCAGACCTGTCTACAGGCGTTTGCGATTGCGGCAATGACACCTTTCACACGCTGTTCAGCGAGGAAGACCCGGAAACAGAGCTGTGTCACCTGATCGCATTGCAATGCAGCGATTGCGGCCAGGAGCTGCGCGCCAACGAGCATAGATATGACGCCTGATTTGAAGTCCAAGGCCACCACGGCCTACAAGACCTTTCTTGACCAGTACAGGTCCGACCCGGTCGCTTTTGCCCAGGATTGCTTGCAGCTGGACCCCCTGGAGTGGCAGGCCAGCGTTATGGTTGCGGTGGCTGCTCGGGAGCGCCGTCTGACCGTGAGATCCGGCCATGGTGTTGGCAAGTCAACCTGTGCTGCCGGTCTCATGCTCTGGTATTTGTTAACCAAGTACCCCTGCAAGGTCACCGTGACGGCACCTACGGCCAGCCAGCTGTATGATGCCCTGTTTGCCGAGGTCAAAAGCCTGATGAAGCGGCTACCACCGCCGGTCGGCAAGCTGATCGAGGCAACCAGCGACCGAGTGGTCTTGAAAGCAGCGCCGTCCGAGGCGTTTATCACCGCCCGCACGTCATCGAAAGAGCGCCCAGAAAGCCTTGCTGGCGTTCATAGTACAAATGTTCTTTTGGTAGCTGACGAAGCCTCTGGCATACCTGAAGAGGTCTACGAAAGCGCTGCTGGCAGCATGTCCACGCCAGGGGCAACAACCCTGTTGCTTGGTAACCCAGTGCGCAACCGTGGCTTCTTCCACCGGACCCACAACGAGCTGGCCGATACCTGGAAAACCTGGCACGTCAGCAGCGTGGACAACCCGCTGGTGTCGCCGGACTTCATAACTGATATGGCCGCCCGCTACGGCGAGGAAAGCAACGCCTTCCGGGTCCGCGTATTGGGCGAGTTTGCCCTGGATGATGGCGAGAGCCTGATCCAGCCATCGCTGATCGAAGCCGCCATCGCCCGCGATGTCGAGGGCGTGCAGACCGCCCCCCTGGTTTATGGGGTCGATGTAGCAAGGCACGGCACAGACAAATCCGCCCTGGTAAAGCGCCGCGGCAACGCGGTCGTCGGTATCCAGACATGGCGGCAGCTGGATCTGATGCAGCTTGTGGGCGCTGTCGTCCATGAGGTTGAACAGGAGGAAGACAACGTTGAAGAGATACTTGTTGATGCCATCGGATTGGGTGCGGGGGTCGCTGATCGCCTGCAAGAACTGGGTCACCCGGTTATTTCGGTCAACGTGGCAGAGAGTTCGGCGATGCATCCCACGGCTTTGCGCTTGCGGGACGAACTCTGGATCAGGGCGAAAGAGTGGCTAGAGGCCAAGGACGTAGTGCTGCCTGACAACGAAATTTTAGCCAAAGAGTTGGTGGCACCGCGCTACTCGTTCACGTCATCGGGCAAACTTAAAGTTGAAAGCAAGGACGAGATGAAGAGACGTGGTGTTGCCAGTCCTGATGTTGCTGACGCCTTCTGCCTGACATTTGCAGGCGTCGCCGGGACCGTAACCCGCGGCGCAATGTCGCGCCGTTGGAAGCAACCTATTGATTACCCCTCCAGCGCCTGGATCGTGT